TTCATTTCCTTTTTGACCATCTTGGACATCATGTCGCCCATCTTTTTACCCATCATAGTGTTCTCCAAAAGTTAAACAGGCCAACATCTCTGCTGGCCTGCGGGGTTTATCAACCGATGCGGTAAGACACGAAAGTGTTGGCAGCAGTCTTGCGAGTGCGCCACGTTCCAGATTGACCCGCGGCAACAGAAGCGCCACGGACAATTGTGTGGTCTGCTGCTGCAACAACGTCGAACACATTTGGGCCAAGATTGATAACAGCCCAATCAACGCTGTCGTTTACTTGCCATTCGCTTGCGGCTTCCATAACCGCTCCAGTAGGAACAGTTCCGTCTACTGCTGCAACGGTTGTCGAAGTGACAATGCCACCTAAAAGTGCAGCAGCAGTGATGGGGCCAGTCACGTTAACTGCAACTGGATTATCTTGCGACTGAAATTTTCCGCTGTCAGAAATAACTGGATTGGTTCCGACTGCATAAGTCGCACCCGATGCACCAGCTTGGATGGTCACGCTGGTGGCATTGGTGAACGCGGCTGACACATAGGTGGTGTTGTCAACTACTTGCAGCAAATCCTGTGACTCTGGGAAATTGGGGTAACCAACCTCTTGAAATACGGATGCCGATGAGTAGGCTTGAACGGCGATTTTCTCGCCGGCTGGCACGGTGACGGTAACCGTACCTTGTGCAAAAACTACGTTATAGCTCATGATGGATCCTTAAGGAGTTTGGTTGAACAACAGAATGCCGGACATTTCTGGCTGCTTGTTGACCACGCCAAACAGGGTATCCAAACGATACTTGGTTTTCATCGTGTTCACATCGTACTGCTTCTGCATTACCAGCTCGATGCCCTGATCGGTGGAGGCGCGCATTACTGCAACACCAGCATCAGACGGGACAGCGTAACGGCCAGGGAGAATCTCCAACGCATCTTTCTGCCAGAAGCAGTTGATTGGCGCAGCATCCACATTCAGGCGATTGATGGTGCGGCCAGATGCAGCAGTCACGATCACGTTTTGATACTGCAACTCGGCATCAGTCCCACCCTGTGCGGAAATGATCGGAGGCGTGATAACGCAAGTGGTCGAATTGGTCACGCTCACCACACGGAAGGTCTTGGAGAATCCAGTACCCTGCTTCGTGATGTGATGAACCGCTTCAACGCCTTCGATCTCAATCGCAGTTCCAGCGGGAAGGTCGGTGGTGCTAGACACGGTAATCGTTTGGAAACGATTGTCCACGTTGGCAGTCTCACCAGTTACCGCAGTTGATGTAGCAACCGGAACGTAGTAGTTGTTTGCCGCAGCTAAAGTGCTCATCGTAGGATCAGAACCAGTTGCCGCGGCAATACGATTTGCGTAGTCAAGCTTATAGGTCTCAAAGCCTGCAACCATGCCGACAAAAGAACGCTCAAACGCAGTGTTTGATTTGTTCCCTGCGAAACTACGCGATACCGATGCACCACCGCCACCACCAGCAATATTGCCTGCAATGCCGTTGTAGTCGCGGCTGGACAGTGCCAAGTAACGATCAAAGGCTTGTACGCCCTGCTCGTTCATGATGCTATCGCACAGAGCCACATCATCGTAATCACCAGCAGCAGTGCTGACAGTTACCACCAGCGAACCGAGGTTTGCCGCAGCATTCATGATGGCGATGTTGATATCGCTTGCGAGTTTCTGCTTTGCAGCTTCGCCCAAACGACCTTCTTGCAATGCGTCACGCAACTCCAAAGCGTCCAGAATGAACGGCACAGACTTCTGAAAGCCGAGCGTTGCAGGAACGGACAACTGCGTATATGCGGTGAAATTGTTCGTCTGATCCATTCCATCATACGATTGCGCGATGTAGGGCTGCGGACGATAAATGACGTTGTTGGTTCGTTCCATCATCGAACCGTCAGTGTTGTAGACGGATACGTTGCGGGACAGAACCAGAGCGTCGTTAAAGCCTTCGAGAATATCCTCGAACGCTACGCGCTCTTCCTTGCTGAATGAATTGCTCATAAAAACTCCATTGGTTGAATAAAAAACACGGCATTTCTGCCACTTCCTTACTCACCAATGGGCTGGCGGGGGCCATTCAACTGCTATTTTATTGGGCTAGCGACACCCAGTTGGCGCATTATGCCTTTTTCTGGCGCTTGTATGCAATGACCTTGGTCATATTACCAGTTCGGGCTGCTTCTTCCCGCAGTCGTTCGAGTTGTGAGTCCACCGCGCCAGATGATCGGCCAGTCCCTGTAACAACACGTTCGGGTGCGGGTGCTTGCTTTCGATTGGTAACTTTCATGTCTTTCTCCAGTTTAGCAACGGCAAAGGCAAACTTTACCGGGTCTTTGATTTCTGCCAGTTCTTTGGCCTTCTTTGGGTTCCTGCCGAGCGCATAGATAACCAATGCAGGATTATCAGCACCCTGAAGCATTACTCCTTGTTGGGTAACGCTGAATAGTTCCTGCGCTACCGCCTCGGCATCCTCATAGTCTTTGACGCGCAGTTCTGCTTTTGCCTTGGTGTAGCTGTCCAGTTTAGACTGCCAGGCGCGATTTTGGTTTTGCACTTCAGCATCTTGCTTGGCGTTAACGTCATCGTTTTTGCGCTTGCGCTCAAACCAGTTACTCAGTGCGTCCTCGTATTTCTCAGCATCGTAGTCGTGATCCTCCAGCTTTGGCTTATTGCCTATCACCACTGGTTTTATCTCCGATGGTGTGGCTTGAAGCCTGCCTTGCAATTCACGATTCTGCCGTTGCAGTTCTCGGTTTGTCTTACGCAGTTCACGCACCCATTCAGGCGCATGGGCTGGTTCCTCTTGCGCTTGTGGCTCTTCTTCGCCAATAGTAACAACGACCTCTTCCTCAACCTCGTCAACGATTTCGCTGATTTCCTCGATTTCATCTTCCATCTTTACCCCTCAAACTCACGCATTAAACCGGCTGCGTGGTTGCCGCTGTCTGCTGTTGAATACCTCCACCAATTTGCTCGGCAAGTTTCAGTGCGTGATCTTGCGTATCTATGTCTACGTTGCTCAGTGTCTCGACCGTCTTGGCTCGGCTCAATTCTGCATCGGCCACCGTTTTCACAGTGTTGGCGCGAGCCTGGGCAGCTTTTGCAGTTGCTTCTTCTGCTGCTGCTTGCAGGTAGATTGAATTCGGGTCTTGCGGCTGGCCCTGCATCTCTGCCATCAGTTCTTGCGCTTCGTCGTCCGTTGGCTTTACGACACCCATTCGAAGTAGCTTCTTGCGGAAGTAAGAATTAGCATCCTGGACGCCTTCGCCCTCCATGTTCATCATTGCCATCGCCGTCAAGACTTGTTGCGTTTCAGGGTCTTGGGTGATCTGGAGCATCCCGGTAAGCGCCCTGACAGTTGCTGCGCGTTTGCTGCTGGACGATGGGCCGACTTGCGACACAACGTCAAAGGTGGCATCGCTCAGGTCATTCGCCATTTTCATTGCGCCGGTCTCTTGGTCGATCATCGGCTGCATCAACTCGACCATGCCAGCCTCACCAGTTGGCGCAATGGTTTTCATCTTGCGCTTATCTTCGGTGTAAATCTCTTTTGCCATGCTCAACCAGATTTCACCGCAGCGTTTCATTCCCTTCGCAAAGTTGCTCATGTAGATAAACGTCTGCATATCCACTCGGGTCTGGATCATCTCCACCGCTTTGCCAGATACGCCGGAAACTATCTTGTCAGCACCCTGCGGGTTTCCAAGGATGTCCTGCATGTCCTGTTCGGTAATCTGCAAAAGTGCAGCCATTGCTGGCGGGATTGCTGCGCTGCGGGTGTAAGCAACAGGGCCAGATATTTGGATATTGCCATCAGCGCCAGTTACAGGGTTAATCAGCAAATATGGGTAATCTTTTAGATTGTCCATTGCCCACATCACTTGATGCCCTGCTACCTGTTCGGGGGTCATGATGGGCTTTTCGATGCTGGACAGTGCGCTGATTTCTCCGAGCTTGCTCAGTTGCATGTTCTTTAGGCGCTGTGCATCCTTGGCCAGGCGAACAGCACCCATGCATCGCTCGATGTTGTCCACAAACCAGCGCTTGCCATAAACAACGACTATAGGTATGCACTTGCCAG